ATTTATTAGTTAATTTATTTATTGATAAAAATGTAGAAATTAATTTAAAAAAAAAATTATTTGAATTATCTTTAACAGAACAATTTGATGATGATACAAAAAGAAGAATGATAATTGATGTTAATAATGAATTTTTTCAATTTATTATTGAAACATCTAAAAATCATAATTTGAATAAATATACTTTTCAATCAACAAATTTTGAATTTTTAAAAGAGTTACCAAACTTAACTCATTTAAATAGTAAAATAGAATATTATATTGAAGAAATTGATTTTAGTCCATTTACTGAATCTAAAGTTATATCTATTGGTGATAATTTTTTAGAAGAATGTTTTAATATAACAACTATCAATTTATTAGAATTATCAAATATTAAATCAATTGGTAATCATTTTTTGTTAGGTTGTATATCATTAAATATAGTTAATTTATCAGGATTATCTAATGTTACATCTATTGGTAGTTATTTTTTAGGAGACTGTGATGATTTAGAAGATATTGATTTATCAGTATTATCTAATGTTACATCTATTGGTAATTATTTTTTAGGAGAATGTAAAAAGTTAACAAGTATTGATTTATCAAAATTATCTAATCTTGAAAAAATTGGTAATAATTTTTTATTTAAATGTCATAATTTAACAAATATTAATTTATCAGGATTATCTAATCTTACATCTATTGATTTTTTGCAAAGTAATTTTAATTTAAGAATTATTAATTTATCAGGATTATCGAAAGTTGCATATATTGGTGATAATTTTTTGCAAAATTGTGGAAATTTAACAACTATTGATTTATCAGGATTATCGAAAGTTTCATATATTGGTGATAATTTTTTGCAAAATTGTGGAAATTTAACAACTATTGATTTATCAGGATTATCTAATCTTGAAGAAATTGGTAATAATTTTTTATTTAAATGTCATAATTTAAAAAATATTAATTTATCAGAATTATCAAATCTTAGATCTATTGGTGATTCTTTTTTAAGAGAATGTAGAGAATTAAAAAGTTTTGATTTAACAAAATTATCAAATGTTACATCAATTGGAAATTATTTTTTAGATAATTGTGGTTTAGACTTTAGAAATATTGATTCATCAAAAACATCTAGTTTAGTTAAAAAGGCTATAAGAAAATAGTATGCATTTTACTACACCTTTTGAAATTTTTATTTAAAAATTTATTTACAACCAAGTTTCAATCAAAAAATTAAAGAATGTAATCATAATAATCAAAATAGTAATAATATAACTCAAAATAAATTAAAACCTTAAGATAAATTAGTAAAATTTGGTTGATAAAAATTAATTTAAAATTATTTTTTAATTATTTTTTAATATATTCTTGTTGATGATTAAATTATTATAAAATATTTAGTATAAATAAAAATAAATATAAATTAATAATATATAGTTTTTTATATATAATGTCTGAAGAAAATATAGATAATATAAAATTAAAGGTTATTAACGAATGTGAATCGAAAAAATCTTTTGATTTTATATTAAATTTATATGATCCTAGTTCTATTATAAAGGAGGATAGTGATTTTAGATCTTTAATATTCCCAATATATTATTTCTTTGATGATTCAATTGAATCAATAGGATATTCAATCACAAGTAGATCAATAATTATGGATGAGTTCAAGTTAAGAGAATGTTTTAATTTGAATGAAAAATTATTATATGATGTTCCAATTCCAGAACATGCTACTTGTTTTTATACTTTTGAGTTAAATGATAAACATTACTTATATTTTTCAAATTCTGGTTTAGGAATTAATAACAATGTAACTTTTGGTGAATTTGTTTTACCAAAAATATTTCAAACTACTGAAGAATTAAGTAAAAAATTCATAGAATCTTTTTATACAATTATAACATTTTGTACATATAATAGGATACATTATGAAGATGGAATAACAAAATATTATGGAGAATACAATGGGTCTAGTTTATTGTCTGATGATTTTATCATAATAATTAATGAAGAATATAAATTAAATATTAATTCTCAAGAATTTAAAATAATATTAAAAAATATTAGTGAACAAGGTTTTAATGAACTATCAGAATGTCTAATGAATTTATGTTATGCCTTATTATATCATTTTTCAAAAACCAATAAAGAAAATTTTTTTGAAATAAATTTTAATAATTTATTAGGAGATCCTGTAGATAATACATTATATGATTTATATTTAATAGAACGAAATAATATTTATGATTTTTATGAATATTGTAATAACACATATGGACAACAAGAATCGGATGAAATATTAAATTTATTAGATATAAAAGTAAATGGTAATGAGAAAAAAACAGAATTTAAACAAAAAATAGATGAAATTAATAAGATTATAGAAAGTATTGAAATACCGTCAATAAAATTAGTAATAAATAATTTAAAGATTTTTTATGATGAAAAAAGAGGAATTTATAATCCAAAACAAAAATCAGGATCATGTACATTTTATAGTTTTTATTTTCTTAAGAATATAATGTTATTACAATTATATTATACTGATAAAGAAAACATGGTGAAATTGTATATTGAAAAAATATTAGAATTTCATTACAAAATGATGTATTTATTTTGTAAATCAAATGATATAGAAATATTTGGGAAATTAAACATATCATCAAATAATTATTTTATCTATACATACATATATAAATTATGTGATGATTATAGAATTACGAATGAATTAATTGATTTCTATCCAAATAAAACAACATTTATATTAAATAATAAAGAAAGAAATCGAATAGATTATTTATTAGATGTACCAATAAGTTTTACTAGGAATGGAGAATCAAATATTAAAGAATTTGATTATTCATTTTATCTAGGTTTATTAGATTTATTAAAAAACCAAATTAATAGAATAAGAGATTCTAAAATTGATAAAATAGATTTCAATGAAAAATTAATAAAAGACATAGATGAGTATAAAACAAAATATCTTGGTGAAGGTAATCCGAAAATGGAAGAAATAATTACAAATTTATTAGAAATATATTATTTTAATTGTATTATTTTAAAATATATATATGATAATAAAGAAACTAATGTATTAAATAAAAGTAAATTAGATATTAATTTATTAATTTATTTAAATGAAAAACCAAATGAAAAGAAATTAGAAACTATACATGATGTAGCTAAAGAAAAAATAGAAAATTTAGAATATGATCCTTTATTTTTATTATTAACTGAAGATGAAATAATGTTATTATTTAATTTTTTTGATGAAATAAAATTATCAATTTTAAATAGAGGTAAAGCAAAACAATCATCATCTGGATCATTAAGATTAAACTTTTTTTTTGTTGATATTGAAGAAATATTAAATAAGTATTATAATAAATTGAATAAACATTTTTCATTATCTAAAAATATAAGAATATGTACCTGTACATATAATTTTATATCAATTGATAAATCAAATTTATATATTGGATATTTAGATAAAAAATATATTTTTAATAAATTTTCAGATATTGAAATTTATTATTTATTATATTGTAAATCTAATATAATAATTAATACAGAAATTAATGAAAATGTTAAATATATATACAAAAATTATAAATCAAAAATAAAAAAATATTTTAGAAATTATAGATATGATATTTTTAGAGACTCAATTAGATATAAATTTTTAAGTTCATTTTATTTAATAATAACAAATTCAAATGAAACTTTTTTATCAGAAATTAATAATTTTAATACCATAAATAATCATTTATTTTTTTTTAGTATTCTTGCAGGTTGTAATTTAGATATAGATTGTAGTTTAGATGCAGGTTGTAATTTAGATAAAAAAACAAATGTAATAATATTGTCGCAAATTGATTATGATTTATTAAATAATAATGATAATTTTTATACTTATGATGGATACTATGAATACTATAATTATCCAAAATTTTTTGAAGAATATGAAAAAGATCCAAGTTTAATGGATAGACATAATTATTTACAAGAATTTATATTTAAAATTAAAAAAGATGATGATAATTTTAGATGGATTGAAAAAATTGGAATTAATTATAATAAAAAATATAACAATTATGAGATAAATAATAAAAGAATATTTGAAGTTTTACCGTATTTGATACCATATATAAAAATAATGTTACCTGAAAATATTGAAGCATCTATATATAAATTTTTAGGAAGATTTGGTATTTCTTATCACGATAGGAGTACTATACTAGTCTTAGTACCAGAATTAGATGAAAATTATAATTATTATGAAAAACCAATCAATTATGAAATTATATTTATAACATCTGAAAATTTTAATTCTTTACCAGCAAAATGTATAATAATTAAATTTAAAGAAAACAAATATGATAAAAGTTCAGTAATAAAAATGATTGATAAGAATAATAATGAATATGATTTATTATTAAATTTAAATTATAAAAAATATCCATTTATAAAATTTATACCGGAAGATGCAGTTTATTTATGTCATGTTAAAGAAAATAATTATTATTTGAATTTAATAGTTAATAAAAAATTTTTTAATAATACAAAAGATAAAAAATATAGTAATACATTTGAAATAGAATGGTTTTATAAATTTAAAGAAAAAGGATGGTCAAAAAAAAAAAAATTTAAAGAAAATAAAATATATTCGTGTACAATTAATTTAAAAATTGCGCCATCTTTAATATTACCTATAAGTAATTTTAATAAAAAAGATTATGAATATTTAATAAAATTTTATAATGGACAGGATTTAAATTTAATGCAGGAAGATTTTTATAATAAAAAGTTTAGTTCATTTGTTAGCATATCGAATAATTATATAATAGCAGTTGAAAAATTATGTAAATGTTATATATATGAAGAAAATGGTATTGTATATAGAATTTTAAAAAAAAATGAAATTGATGAAAATATTATAAAAATTTTTTTAAAGAATAATAATTTTTGTATAAAACGAGATAGATGTCCTACTTCAGAAATACCTGAAGATTATTTGGAAATAATAGAAAGATTAAATAGTAAAATTACAAAAATAATAAATAATGAAATACCAACTTATGTTGGAAATATCCATGATTATATTTTAAATAATTTAAACATATGGTTAAGAATAATGATTTATAATATTTTAATAGATATAACATCATCATTAAAAAATAGAGAAATAACTTGTTGGGATATTCAGGTTAATTTAAATAAAATAAAATCAATTAAAAATTTTGTATATAATTATGAAAAATATTATAATTTTGAAATATTATTTTTATTACAATTTGAATATTTCTTGAGAGAAGAACAATTTAATAAATATAAAGAAATTCAATTTGATTTAATTAATAAAAATGAAAGTTTAAAATTACAACAATTTATGATGGGTAAAGGCAAAACATCAGTATTTACACCATTATTAAGTCTCTCAACTATTATTATACCAAGGAAAAGTCCAACTATTATAACTGCTTCGCATTTAGTAAAAGACACAAAACAATATATATCATTAATGGAGATTTTATTAAAAATAGAAATTAATGTTTTTTCTGATTATGAAGTAAAATATCGATGGCTAAGTTATCATCATGATAAAATAGAAGAAAATAAATTAGAAAATGAATATAATATTATTGATGAATTTGATTCTCATCATAATTATTTACAATCAATATTTAATTGTGTTATAGATCAAGAAAAATCTATGAAAGAAGAAATGTTTGATTATATTTTTAATTTTACTTTAAATAAAATAGGTATAAATGATTTAGATGATGAAATATTAAATAAAAAAAAAATTAATGAACGATATCCAAAGTTATTAGAAAATTTAGAATATTTTTACGTTATATCTGAAAATATGATATTTAATAAAAATTACGGATTTGCATTTTTGATATTTAAAGAAGATAAAATTACAGAAAGATTGTGTAGTCCTTTCATTAGAAAAGATACACCCGTTAAAAATTCAGAATTTTCATCTTTATTATTAACATTGATATTAACATTTAAAAGTTATATACAATTATATACTGGAAAATTACAAGATTTTGATTATAAAAATATTGATGATAATTTAAATATATTAGATGAATTATTAAATCTAGATGAAAAATTAAGTGATTTTATTTGCACATATGATAAGGATTCTGAAAATATATTACAAGAAATAGGTGAAGCATTTACTGAAGTTTATGAAAGATTAGAAACAGAAAAAAACAATAAATCAAAATTAATGATACTAAAAAAATATTTATACACAGTTAATAAAAAAAAATTAAGAAATGTGGAAAAACAATTAAATATATCATTTCAAGATATAATATATAATAATTATGATCAATGGCAAGTTGGATATACAGGAACAGCATCTTTAGAATTAAATCAATATCCTAAGTTTGATAAATATGTATTTAGAGAGATTATAAAAGATGATGATGAAAAAATAGAAATAATATTAGCAATGAATAGTTATGGTAATTTAAATAAATTAGATAGAGTAAATTATATTGAAAAATCTGGTTTAAATACAATTGATAATTTAAAAGAAAATTTAAAAACAATAATATTTTATTTAGATGATAATAAACGTGGTTTTGTTGATTTAGTTGGATTATTTCTTGAATATCGTAATGAGGATGTTGCAATAGAATTATCAAAATTATTACCAAATATGAATATTATATATATTGATGAGAATAATGATATATATCAAATAAGTGATAATCGTAAAATAACTTACACAGGACCATCAATAAAAAATTTTTATTATTATGATCAAACACATACAGTTGGAACAGATATAAAACAACCACAAACTGGACATGTCGGAGTAATAATAAATGAGAAAACAAGAATGACAGATTTTGCCCAAGCAATATTTAGATTTAGAAAATTAAACAGAGGAACATATTTATCTGTTATATTAATGAATAGTGTTAAAAAAGATTATAAATTACAAGATATTTATAATTTATTAATTGAAAATGAGAAAAAATTTAATGATAATCAAAAAGATGGAATAAATTTTCAATTTTATAAAGCAATTATAAGAAAAATAAAATGGAAAAATATACAAAAAGAACTTTCACATTCAGACACATATAATGAAAATGAAGATGATGAAGAATATTTTTATGGTGAAGATGATGAAGATGAATGTGAAGGTGGAACAATAAAATATATACCTTTCAAAAAAGATGATGATGGAGAAACAAAAGAACTGTCATATAGTAATGCTTTTGAAAAATCAAACGAAATTGAAGAAACTGATAAATTTGATTATGATACCGATTATAATTATAAACTTTATCATCATAATTTGTTTTATTATAGTAATCCATATTGTGAAATTGATTTGAAACAAGAATATATGAGAAACATAAATATATCAAAAGAAGAAATATTTGATATAATAAGAAATAATATAATTAAAAATTATAATTATTGTACAATAAATGATTATGTAGAATATTTTGAAAATATAGAAAAATATTTAAAAGATTTACCTGAACCAAATCTAAAAAAATTAGTTTTAGGAACTGGAAATGAAAATCAAATTAATCAACAAATGGATCAAGAACAAGAGCAAGAACAAGAGCAAGAACAAGAGCAAGAACAAGAACAACAACAAGAAATAAGATCATTAAAATATAAGTTAAGTAGTTTTTCATTTGGAGATCCATATGTAATAAGACATTTAAATTGTATTAAATGTAAGAATGAAGCATGTGTATTATTATTTAAAGAAAATAATTATATAACAATAAATAAAAAAAATATTTATATAAGTTATAATTTTATTTCAGAAATTAGAATCAATTATGATATATCATTTAATCATTTTATGTATGTTTCTTTTCCAGAATTTATTTTAATTGAAAGAAACGATATAGTATTAAATTATTATTATTATAAATTACCAGTATATACTTTTAATGGTATTATAATAAATCCATATCTATTAGGCGATAGTAAACAAAATATACTAGATATAGATATAAGATTTATAAAATTATTTGGAATTGATTATAGAAATAATTGTATAAATAGGAAAGAAAAAATTAATTTAACAGAAGTTGTTAAAGAATTAACTAATATTGGATTAATTTTATTTGTATCGCATTATCAGAAAACAAAAATGAAAAATATATATAAAAATCTTTCTTTAGAATTAATACAATTAATAGAAAAATATTTAAATGGTAAAATAAATGAACAGATAAATAAAGAATTAGAAGAATTAATCAGAAGTATTCCGAAATCATTATCTCCTGCTTCAGCTTCTGCTGAAGATGGAGCAGTTCACAAAACAGATGATGATATTTACGAATTAACATATACAGTTAACTTACCAATAAAGAAAGATATGCAAGCAATATATTTTAAATATATAGAAGATATGTTTAGGAAAGAAGATAATATTACGACTTTGTTAGTAAATTTATTAAAACAATTTAGTTTAAATGGAGGTAATTTAATAAATAATGAAAATAAAATATACAAGAAGAAGTATAATAAATATAAATTAAAATATTTAAGTTTACAAAAAAATTCATAAAAGAATAAATTATATACAGAAAATAAATGATCTATCAAAATTTATTATAAAGAATACAAATATAAAATGATATAATTTTAAAATTAGAAAATAAAATTTCAATAAAAGAAGAATTAAGGAAAGAGCTAAATCGTTATAATAATATAAGTAAATAATTTAGGTAATAAAGGTTAATAGAGAGAAGATAATAAATAATGTATTAAAAGATTTAACAAATTTTAGTTTAAAGTTCGAATTAAACAGAGAAGGGATAAGTATATATAAAAGTTACAATGAAGAATTAATAGATGCGAAGTTTCTATCAGGATACGAGATGTTTGTGTCGAATATAGCACTCCGAATAGCATTTGGTAAGTTAAATAGATACATAAAGACAAAATTTATGATAATAGATGAAGGATTTGCAAGTTGTAGTAATACAAATATAGTAAAAATAGACAATGTTTTTGATATAATCCGTAAATACTATAAATGGTGTATAGTAGTATCTCATTTAGATCAAATTAAAAATAATTTTGACAACTCTTATAACATAACTAAAGTTGAAAAGACAAACGACAGTCTTGTAATAATAAATTAATTTTTATTTTTTATAAATTCCTATTATAAAAATTATAAATAATCCTAATTTTTATTTTTTATAAATTCCATAAAATAAATTATAAATAATCCTAAAATATTTTTTGTTTTAATTAATAAAATAAATTTAGTATAAAATAAAAATTTATGTAAAATTGTTCTTTTAAATTTTCATCGTAAAATAACAAGTTATTTTACTAGCTTTTTATTGCATAAAAAGGGGCGAATGCAATGAGCCCGTTGTTACATATAATTTTTTTTACTAAAAATGGTGTTTTGGATAAAAAAACTTTTGAAAAAAGCTGATTATGATCTTTCAGATCATAATCGCGGGCTTTCCAAAAAAATAGCGTTTAGTAGACTAAAATCATGTATAAAGTTGATTTTGTATATTTTACCTTTGCAGAAGCTGTTAGGTTTCCAAAAATAGCATTTAGTAGACTAAAATTATATATAACTTTTTTGTTATTTTAACTTAACAAATAAGATAATTACTAATAATTTATATTTAAATTAAAATATCCTAAAATAAATAATTAAAATAATCCTAAAATAAATTTTGTATAAAATAAAATTCCTAAAATAAAAATTTGTGTAAAATAAAATTCCTAAAATAAAAATTTGTGTAAAATTCCTAAAATAAAAATTTGTGTAAAATAGGGAGAATGTAGTGAGCCCAATGTTACATATAATTTATT